GACAAAGTGATGCACGTAAAAGATTTTAGAAAATCCTTTTTAGAGAAAAATATAGTTGGTTTTGTAGCTAGTACATTTGATCTTATGCATCCTGGTTATATCTTAATGTTGCGAGATGCAAGAGAAAGATGTGATTATCTAATAGCTGCTTTGCATAGAAATCCAACAATTGAAAGGCCGAATAAAAATCAGCCAGTTCAAACAGTAGAAGAAAGACGTATGGTTCTTGAGGCAAATCGTTATATTGACGAAGTAATCGAATACGATACAGAAAATGATTTATTAAATATCTTAACTTTAAGAAAGCCAGATATAAGAATTCTTGGGTCAGATTGGAAAGATAAAGAATATACTGGTAAAAATTTACCAATTAAAATTCATTGGCATTATAGAAATCACGATTGGTCAACAACAAATTTGCGTCGTAAAATAGCCAAAGCAGAAGAAGAAAAAAAGCGATAAATTGGTGTTAAATGAAAACTTATTCAAAATCACTCGTTATTGGAGGCGCCGGATTTATTGGTAGTAATCTTGTTGACAGACTTGTTGCTAATAGTAAAGAGTCAGCCGACGAACAAATTATTGTTTTAGATAATCTTTCAACTGGAAAGATGCAAAACATTAACGGTAGTAGAAAAGTTAAGTTTGTTTTTGGAGATATATGTCAATATGATCAAATAGAAGAATTTTTTGAAAATATTGATACAGTATATCATTTTGCTGCATTGCCAAGAGTAGAGCCAAGTATAAAAGACCCTATAGAGTTTAATAAAATTAATGTTGATGGAACTTTAAATGTTTTTTGGGCGGCCAAAAAACATGGTGTCAAAAAAATTGTATTTTCATCTTCGTCATCTGTTTATGGAGAACCAAAAATTCATCCAACACCAGAAACTGCTGAAATGAATCCAATGAGTCCATATGCTTTGCAAAAATTGCACTGTGAACAATATGCAAAACTTTTTTGCGAGCTTTATGGAATGAATATAACTTGTTTGCGTTATTTTAATGTTGCCGGAAACAGAGAACCAACTGAAGGTATGTATGTGCCAGTTATTGGTATTTGGTTGAGACAGTTTAAAGCTGGTGAGCAACTTACTATTACAGGCGATGGCAGGCAGATAAGAGACTTTGTAAATGTCTCTGATGTAGCTGCTGCAAATGAAGCGGCAGCCTTGTATGCGCCGAATGGTTTTAACATTTACAATGTTGGTTCTGGAAAAAGTTATGAACTTAATGAAGTTGCTAGATGGATAGCGCCAGAAGATAGAATAAAATACATTCCAGAAAGAATAGAACCCAAAAAAACTCTTGCAGATATTTCTAAATTAACAGAAATGACAAACGGTAGAATTAATCCACCAGAAGATTTAAAAGAGTATGTTTTTAGAGAATTGAAAAAGATAGAAAAATGACAAAAAAAGTTAATTTAATAACAGAATTTCCTGTTGCATATGAAAGTCCAGATCATTTAGTTCCAACTGGAACAAAAAATGACAATAACACAAATATTGGTTATATTGAAGAAGTTGAAAAATTATTCAATGGTAAAAAAATAAATGTAATGGATTTAGGTTGTGCTGGCGGACAATTAATTGTTGATTTTTCTAATCGAGGCCATACTGCTGTTGGGGTTGAAGGTAGTGACTATAATATCAAACATAAATTACACAACTGGCCCAATAAACACAAAGAAGTTTTATTCACAGCAGATTTGACAAAACCATATAAAGTTCTTGATGAAGATGGAAATAGAGTTAAATTTGATTTAATTTCCTCTTGGGAAGTTATTGAACATATAGCATGGGAAAATTTAGATAAATTTTTTGAGAATATGTTTGATAATTTGAAAGAAGATGGGTTGTTTGTTGGCAGTATAAATACAGGCCCAGACATCAGAGAAGAAAAAGACACTTTGACATTTTTACATCAATCTGTCTTTCCTGAAGAATTTTGGAAAAAGCACATTTTAAACAAATATGAAGTCGCAGAATATCCATTTGTCAACAGAGTAAGAACCATGCAAGAATATTTCTGCTTGTCAATGAAGAAAAAGAAATAATCAGTTTATGAAAAAAACAAAACAAAATTCCTTAAAAGAAGAATTTAATTTAAAAGATAAAATCATTTTTGGAACTTTACAACCTAATGATTTAGAGCATTTTTCTCCAATAATTTTACATTCTTATAAATTTGTAATGGATGACAACACTGCATTTATATTACTTGGTGGACATGAAAATTATTTGAAACAAGCTGCTGAGCTAAAACTGAAAAATTTCTTCTCTTTTCCTTATACGGAAGATGAACAAAAAATAGATTCTTTTCTTGAATCTTTAGATGTTTATGCCCATGGAAGTCCGATGGGAAGTCAAATGTTGTTAAATTTGCAAAAGGTTCTTAAATTTGGTATTCCAATTGTAAGTCATTGGGGTAACGAAACAAATGACCAACTGGCATATACGGTTGGTAGTGCTGGCGTTATTCACGGTGATCCAAAGTCTTATTGTTTTGAATTTTGGAATCTTAAAAAACATAATCTATATCGTACATGGCGCAGTGAAAAAGCTATTGAACAATATGAAAATTTGGTTGGTAAAAAAATAGTAGAAAAAAATGAGTGGCTTGATGATTGGCTCGTTGGAGAATAAAATGGAAAAAAATTTCAAATGGTATTGTGAAAATTATGAAGATACAGAGGCATGTAATGAATCTGTGATTGTTGATTTTACTAATGGAACAAATTCAAATCCAAAAATAAAAGCACACAGAGATTTGATAGAAAAGGCTAGAATTGAATCCAACGTAAATCTTGGTCATGGCGATCGTTCTTTACAATATATGTGGAAAATACTTGTTGATGAAATGCCGAATGAATTTAAATTTCTTGAAATAGGTGTTTATAAAGGACAAATTTTATCATTAATGGAATTGTTAACAAAAGAAGCAAATAAAAAATCTTCTATTGTTGGCGTTACTCCATTATATGACGCTGCCTTCGCAGAATATGATAGAATGCCATATATAAAATATCTTTATCAGGCAAACAACCTTACAATGGACAACACAATAGTTCATGATGGATTTTCACAAAATGCAGATATCATAAAAAAGGTTTATGAAGAAGGACCATATGATATGATTTACATTGACGGTGATCATTCATATGAGGCAACCGTACTGGACATAAACAATTTTGATTCATGTTTGAAAAATGGCGGCTTTATGATAGTTGATGATGCAAGTGATTTTATCAAATTGCCTCCACATAGATTCAAGGGAATTGTTGACGTGTCAAGAGCTGTACAGGATACTTTAGAGAAAAACAATAAATATAAAAATGTTCTAAACTGTATGCACGTAAGAATTTTCAAAAAAGAAGAAAAGTGAAATGAATAAGAAGGCAAAAAATAATAAAATCAAAATTGCAAGCATAAAATTTGGCGGATTGGCTGCTGGAGGAACTGAAAAAGCTCTTCAGACAATCATGGCCAACTTGCCAAAAGAAGAATTTGATGTAGATTATTTTTATTGTGATGCTGCGCCATATTTTGGGTCTGATTATAAACACGCCGACACTGATCCAGACCGAAAAGCATATATGGAGTCTAAAAAAGTAAATCTCATTAAATTTAATGTTATGTTTAAAGACATTACAAAACCAACACATCCTTGGCTAGAAACTAATTTATGGGAGCTTTTTGATGAAAAAAATTACGATATAATTCAAACAGCACGAGCAGGTCACCCAGAGTATCCTTTTATTCATATCAATGAAACTGCACAAGTTGATTTAATCACATTGCCAGGAATGGCAGAAAAAAAACAAAATGTTCGCAAGGTTGTTCATATTTCTCAATATCAAGCAAATTCCTGGATTCAGGCGGGTGGTGAAGCTGGTAAAGTTGAAATAATTCCATTATTTGATGAGTTAAAACCAAAAGGTAAAAAAAATCTTCGAAAAAAATTGAATATTGATGATGATGTTTTCATTTATGGTCTGCACCAAAGAGACGACGATGGTATTTTTTCTCAAGTTCCCCTTTTGGCATATTCACAAATAGAAAATGATAAAACAGCATTTGTTTTATTGGGCGGCAGTAAAAAATATGCAGAACAAGCAAAAGAATTAAATCTGAAAAATTTCATTCGTTTGGATCACACAGGTGATTCAAAAGTTATTAACGAATTTTTAAATACTTTGAATGCATATGCACATGGTCGTGCAGATGGAGAAACATTTTCTTTATCAATAGCTGAAGCCATGTATCATGCGTTGCCAGTGGTTAGTCACGTTGCGCAGGCAATGGGACATAAAGAAACAATAGGAAATGCCGGTTACGTAGCCGAAACAATGGAACAGTACGTCTCTCTTATGGTTCAAATGAAAGAAGACAAGAGCTTATATGAAAAACTTTCAAAAAATGCGCTGAGTCGTTTCGAAGAAGAGCTTTCGTTAGAAAAAAATATGAATAGATGGATTAAAATTTACAAAAACATTGCTCAAAAAAATGTTGAAAGTAAACTATCAGATGAAGATTTCTGGGGAAATATGTGGCAGTGAGGAAATAAATGGAAAAATTTTATTCATATGATATTGAAAAATACCCGTTCGATAAAATTGTTTTGGGAGTATTCGACAATACGCCTTTAAATCAACTTCATTTATTAATTCCAACAGAATTAATTCCAACTGAACTCTATACGCAAAAAAATGATAGTGAGTCAGTTTTACATAAAAAATTCTACAAAAAATTAAATGAAGGTTGGCCAGAAATGAACGAAGTTTATCGGTCGTTTATTAAAAATGTTATTATGCCCATTCTTGGAGAGGAAGAAATAATTTTTCAAAAAACACCGACGTTCAGAGCTCATATTCCAAACAATTTAGCAGTTGGCGCCTTTCATAAGGACAAAGACTATAATCATCCTCCAAAAGAGATAAATTTTATAATTCCTCTTACTAAAGCCTATGAAAGCAATACGGTGATTGTTGAAAGTGAGCCAGGGAAAATGGATTTTCACCAAGTTGAAATGGAACACGGACAACTTCTTCAGTTTAATGGAAATGAATGTTTGCATGGAAACTTGCCGAATAAAACTGGAGTTACTAGAGTTTCTTTAGACTTCAGGGTTATGAAATTAAAAGATTATGATCCAAACTTTTCAACAAAATCTATGACAATTAAAAAGAAATTTGAAATTGGCGGCTATTATGAAAAAATCTGAAATAAGAAGTGTTCTAGTCCTCGGAGGTGAGGGCCAAATTGGCAAACCGCTTGTTCAATATTTGATGAAGCAAAAAATTAAAGTTTATAATGTTGATTTATTGCTTGGACAAGATAACGACTTGAGAGGTGATTGTAATTTAATTGATTATTGGTTAAGCAGTGTTGATTTTGTTTTCTTTTTAGCTTATGATATTGGAGGAGCTAAATTTCTAAAGACACAACAAGGAAATTATGATTTCCTAATGAACAATACAAAAATTATGGCCAATACATTTTCTTTATTAAAGAAACATAAGAAACCATTTATTTTTGCATCATCTGCAATGGCAGAAATGCCTTGGTCTTCCTATGGAGATTTGAAAAGACTAGGAGAACATTTTACTGAATCACTAGGAGGTATTACAACACGTTTCTGGAATGTATATGGTCCGGAACACGATGAAGAAAAGTCACACGTTATAACTGATTTTATCAAAAAAGCCAAAAATAATGGCAAAATAGATATGATGACTGATGGAACAGAAATGAGACAATTTTTATTTGCCGAAGATTGTTCTGATGCTTTGTTTACACTGGCTAAAAATTTCGATGAAGCAAAAATGCATAAGAAATTTGATGTTACAAATTTTATATGGACAGATATTAAAACAATTGCTAATATAGTTGCAAAACATTATAATGCTGTTGTAAATGTTGCGCCAAGCAAAGATACAGTTCAAATGGATCGTCGTTTAGAACCAAACAGAGAGCCAATCAGTTTTTTTTGGAATCCTGACAAGTGCGTTGCTATTGAAGATGGCATTGAAAAAATGATTGAATATTATAATAAATTATGATTGAAAAAATTTTAGTAACTGGCGGCACGGGTATGTGCGGCAAAGCAATTAAAAAAGTTATTAGTGAAGTTAATAACTCTAATGAATTTATTTTTATTGGAACAAAAGATTGTGATTTAACTGATTGCAAAGCAGTTGATGCTTTTTTTGAAAAAATTAAACCAACAAAAATCATTCATTTGGCAGCAAAAGTCGGTGGAGTAAAGGCAAATACTGATTATGTTGCAGATTTTTTTAATGAAAATATATTGATTAATACTAATATTTTAATGATGGCACACAAGCACAATGTGCAAAATATGGTCTCTCTATTAAGCACGTGTGTATATCCAGATGCAAAATATATTTCATATCCTTTAACAGAAAAAATGTTGCATCTTGGTCCACCACATGAGTCAAATTTTGGATATGCTTATGCGAAACGAATGATTGAGGTACAGTCAAGAGCTTTTAGGCAACAATATAAAAGAAATTATACAACAGCAATCCCAAACAATCTTTACGGTTTACATGATAATTTTGACTTGGAAGCTGGACACGTCATACCTGCTATTATTAGAAAAATTTACGAAGTTAAAAACGGAATCAATAAGGATTTGTTAGTATTTTGGGGTGACGGATTAGCATTAAGAGAATTTACTTTTGCTGATGATATCGCTGTAAGTCTTTTATCTATGATTGGCGAATATAAAAATTCAAAAATTTATGATAGTGAAAAATCGCTAAACATTGGTTCAAGCGAAGAGGTTTCTATTAAAAAAACAGTAGAAATGGTTGCAAAAATATTTGATTACACTGGTCCAATTTTTTGGGATATGTCAAAACCAAATGGACAGTTTAGAAAACCAAGCGTAAAAAATAATGTAATTTCATTAGATTACACACCTTTAGAAAAAGGTCTCACAATAACTTGTAGATGGTTTAGTGAAAACTATCCCAATTTACGTGGTATTGAGAAAACTAATGGATAATGAAAATAAAGAACTTCTTGAAATTCTTAAAAATAAAAATGTAATATCATACAAGCCACTCAATGAACGAGTTGCATTTATTACTGGTGTCACTGGACAAACTGGCTCGTATTTAGCCGAATTATTACTTGATCTTGGATATAAAAAAGTAATTGGCTTACGAAGAAGAACGTCAACATTCAACACAGAACGTGTTGAACATTTGTATGATAATCCAAAATTTTTTATGGAATGGGGAAACATGACCGATACCCATTCCTTATGGAGAATAATACAAAAGTGGCAACCAGACGAAGTATACAATCTTGCTGCCCAATCACACGTAAAAGTATCTTTTGATGTTCCAGAAGAAACTTTTGAATCCGTAGCAATGGGAACATTAAAATTATTGAATGTATGTAAAGAAGTTGCGCCATCGATAAGATTTTATCAAGCATCAAGTAGCGAAATGTTTGGAGACAATCCAGAAGCTCCACAAAGCGAAGATACAAAAATGATGCCAGCAAGTCCATATGCTTGTGCAAAAACTTTTGCACACAATATTTGTAGAAACTATAGAGAAGCATATAACATGCATATTTCTTGTGGAATACTTTTTAACCACGAATCTGGCAGAAGAGGGGAAACTTTCGTTACTAGAAAAATTACTCAAGCGGCTGCAAGAATTAAATTAGGTAAACAAGAAATTTTAGAATTAGGAAATCTTGATGCTAAAAGAGATTGGGGTTATGCAAAAGAATATGCAAAAGCCATGTTCCTGATGTTACAACAAGAAATACCTGATGATTATGTTATTGCCACTGGAGAAACGCATACAGTAAGAGAATTTTTAAATGAAGTATTTTCTCTTGCTGGTTTGAGTGCGGATGAGCATGTAAGAATAGAACAAAAATATTTTCGACCACACGAAGTTCCATTGCTTTTGGGCGATGCAACAAAAGCAAAAGAAAAACTTGGATTTGAGCCAAAGGTAAAGTTTCGAGAACTTGCCAAGTTAATGTTTGATTACGATTTAGAAAAAGAATTAGGTCTTTGATTCAAACAATTTCAAAAGTTGGTTTTATATTAATGAGAGTTTAGTAGCGTCTACAAACTAAAATAACAATTTATAACGGAATTAAAGAGGAATTCGATGACCGAAAATTTATTGACAGTTGATAATGATTTATTAAAAGAATTGGGCGATGACCTATTCATTAAGCCACAAAAAAAGAATAAAATATTGTTTCTGTCAGATCACCCATTAGCACCATCAGGGGTAGGTGTTCAAGCTAGATTCTTAATTGAAGGTTTGATAAAGACAGGCAGATTTTCATTTTTCTGTTTAGGAGGCGCTATAAAGCATCAAGATTATAGAACAGTGAAAGTCAACGATGATTTTATCGTGAAGCCTGTAGATGGCTTTGGTACTCACCAAATGATAAGAGAATACCTTTTGCTTGAGAAGCCTGATGCTATTATCATCTTCACTGATCCAAGACAATTTATCTGGCTTTGGGAAATAGAAGAAGAAGTGCATCAAGTGTGTCCAATAGCATATTGGCACGTTTGGGATAACGATCCATACCCAGCTTTTAATAAACCGTGGTATGATTCAACGGATTTGATTAATTGTCTTTCTTACAAGACATTTGAATTAATTAAACCAAATTATCCAAATAAAACAAATTACATTCCACATGCATTTCCATCAAATGTATATTTTGAACTATCTGAAATGGATAGAAATAACTTGATGTTACAAAACTTTGGTCCAAAATCAAAATGGTTCAAAGCATTGTGGATTAATAGAAATGCAACTAGAAAATTACCAGCAGATGTTTTGGACGGTTGGAAATTATTTTTAGAAAATCTTTACCAAAAACACGGTCACAAGAACGCAGTTTTGATAATGCATACTGACCCAGACGATCCAGAAGGACCAAATTTGTTAGCTTGTGCTGAAATGATGGGTCTTCAGGAGCATGTTTGGTTCTCGACAGAAAAAATTGGTTTTGATAGAATGAATATTCTGCACAATCTATGTGACACTGTAATAAACGTATCGAAAAATGAAGGTTTTGGTCTTTCGACATTAGCATCTTTGCAAGTTGGTAAACCAATTATTGCTCTGAAAACTGGCGGCGAAACAAGACAAGTAGTTGATTGGCGTGATGGCACCGAGCACGGCGTTGGTTTGGAGCCAATCAAACGATGTCTCGTGGGTTCACAAATGGTTCCATATATCTTTGAAGATTATGCAGGAACAAAAGAGCTTGCAGATGCTTGTTTGAAGATTCACGATCTAACAGCAGAAGAAAAGGCAGAACTTGCTAAAAAATGTAAAGATTATGTTTCTTTTGAATTCAACTTTGATAACGTCATTAAACAATGGGATGAAACTTTAACTGCTTGCATAGAATCGTTCAAAAATGGCGGTTACCAAGCCTGGGAAGTTGTTTCGATAGAACCTGGTACAGTATCGTTAAGTTCGGCTGTTGTCGAAAGAAATCCAGAAAAACTAGCTGAATCCAACAAAGCTCATCTCGATGCAGAAGCAACAAAAACACAGAATTATATGACAAATGCCGGGAATTCTGAACAAGATGTAAGTGCAAATAAAAAGAAAAAAATAGCTCCAACGAAAGTTAGAAAGGTGTCAAAATGACAGATAATAAAATTGAAATGGCAGATTTGCTTCCATTACCAACGGCCCCGTCGTTGTTAATGGAAAATACGAAAAAAATTAAAAATGTCATTTTGAGGGCGCCTGTATTCACTTCATCTGGCTATGGAGTTCATGCAAGACAAGTTGCAAGATGGCTATTTGAACAAATTGATTCAAGAGAAGACTTGAAATTATTTATTGAACCATTAAATTGGGGAATGACACCTTGGATTGTTAATACTGACAAGCACAATGGTTTAATTGGTAGAATGGTCCAGCATGTTCAAAAGAGTGAACATTATGATGTTTCAGTGCAACTGCAACTTCCAAATGAATGGAATCCATTTTTAGCAGATTATAACATTGGTTTAACTGCTGCTGTTGAAACTGATCGTTGCAATCCAGAATGGGTTAAAAATGTAAATCAAATGGATATGGTTATAGTACCATCCGAATTTGTTAAAAACGTATTTTTAAATTCTGGAACTGTAACGACAAAATTGGTTGTTGTTCCTGAATCTTTTATGGACTCTTGTCTGGAAAGCAATAAAGAAGCTGTAACAGCTATAACTTTACCACAATTAGAAAAAATTAATACCGAATTTAACTTTTTAGTTTTTGGTCAATTTACTGGTAACAATCCAGATAATGATAGAAAAAATTTAGCATATACCATTAAGTGGTTAGCAGAAGTTTTCAAAGATCAAACAAATATTGGTATTATTGTTAAGACAAATTTTGGTAGAAATACAAAGCTTGATAGAACAAATACCATAAATGCTTTGGCAAAAATATTGCTTGAAGTTAAAAAAGGTGCAGGACCAAAGTTTTATCTGTTGCATGGGGATATGTCAGATGAAGAAGTTGTTTCGTTGTACAGAAGTCCTAAAGTCAAAGCGTTATTGAGTCTTTCACGTGGCGAAGGCTTTGGTCTTCCTCTGCTTGAAGCTGCCGCTTGTGGACTTCCAGTTATAACAACAAATTGGAGCGCACCAGTTGAATTTTTAGGTCAAGGAAAATATATCAAGGTTGATTATACTTTGGGCGCAATACATCAAAGTAGAATTGATGATAAAATTTTCTTTGCTGGGCAAAAATGGGCTCATCCAGATGAGAATGACGCAAAAAGAAAAGTTGAAAAATTCTTTAAGAGTCCAGGAATTCCGCAGCAATGGTCCAAAGAACTAGCAGCTAAATTGCAAGAAACACATAGTTTTAATTCAATTTCAAAATGTTATTCTGAAACATTAAAGGATGTAATTTAAACTTATATGTTAGTTGCATTTTTATCATTACTAATAATAATTTTGCTAGCTTGTTTAGGTTTAGCATGTTATTATATTTGGAAATTTGCAACTATTATAATGGTTTTTGAAGATGATCTTGAAGAATCAATTGAGTCAATGAATAACGTTGACAAATCCATGAAGGGACTTTTAGAAATGCAAATGTTTTTCGATAGTCCTGAAATTAAAAGTGCTGTTAAAAGTGTTCTTGAGGAAGTTACTCTTACACGTGCAATCTTGAATCTAACAATTAAAAAGTTTACAGATAGAAGTAAGCAAAAATATATAACTGTTTGGGAAGAAGAGGAAGAAGTACGAGAAGAGGATGAGCCGACTACACAAGATCTAGAAGAAGCTAGAATGTTTTTAGAACAACAAAGACAGCAAAATTCAATGAATAATGATGATATGATGTTTGATAATGTAAACGGGCAGCAACGTCCAATGGGCAAGCAACGTGGTACAGTATTAAGTGTCGGCGGCAGAACAGCTCCAAGAAGATAAAGAAAAGCGAATAGCAATGTTTAGAAGAAAAAAGAAAATATTAGATAACAATACTGCACCGTCAAAAAATACTCGTAAAAAAAGAGATTTTAATAACGATGACAATGCTGATGAAGCTACATCGTTTTACGATACGGACGATATGTCTGTAATTCCAATGGGTCGTAAAACTTTGACTAATTCTACTTTGGGAAAAGGTACGGCCGGTGGAAATTTTCTTAATAGAAAAAAAATTACAAGAAGAAAACCTGGCTCTAAACCAACAACAAAATATTTTACTCAAGCAACACAAGATTCAATTGTCAAATGGCAGCAGTCTGGCAATTCGATGGAAAAAGAATTAATTTATGTTAAAGATATTCTTCCGGCATTTGATGCTCTGGTAGAAAATCTTATCAACGTTTATGGATTCAAGGTCATGTATGAATCAAAACAAGATTTAAAAAATGAGTGTCTTGAGTTTTTATATTCAGCAGTACATAAGTTCGATCATACAAAAGGTTCTAAAGCATTTTCATATTTCAACGTTGTTGCCAAACATTGGCTTACAATTAAAAGTAAACAAAATGCAAAGAAGACCAAGCAATACATTAGTTTGGATTATCAAGAAGCCATCTCTGTTACGGATATGGAAACTATCGAAAGATACAACTTCATTCCTGGTTATGATGAAATTATAACTCAAGAAGAAATGCAAAAATTTCTTGTAAAAATTATTGATGAATTAGATAGTCGTACAAAAACAGACAATGAAAAAGCAGTGGTTGATGCTATCAGACAAATTATGGCAAGAATAGAAGACATAGATTTGCTAAGCAAAAGAGCAGTTCTATTATATGTAAGAACTCTAACAAAGCTTTCTTCGAAACAACTTTCAATATGTTTGAGTGGACTTAAAAAGCATTACAAAGATATTAGAAAGATGGAAGATTTTATTTCTGTAGTTTGAAATTCAAGAAAAAATAATTGTAAACATATTGATAAAGGTATTGACACCGT